CGACGAGTGCACACAGTTCAAGTTTATCCGACATGACACCAAGCGTGGCGAACAGGTGCAGCAAGAGTTGGGTCTGACCGGTGAGGAGTTTGTCATTGGTCTCTCATGGGCTAGTACTGCACCTCGCATCGACAAGCACAAGAGTATCAAGTTGGAAGAGTTGACCGGGCTGTGGGATATCCCGAATGCCAAGATCATCAACCTTCAGTACGGCAAGCCCGAGTATGAGATAGAACCATTTGAGGAGAAGACTGGTAGGCACGTGTGGCAGACCACCGTTGGTAACTTCTTTGATCTAGAAGGTGTAGCCGCGACGATGTCGCTGTGCGATGTAGTGGTGTCTGTCAGCAACGCCAACGTGCATATCGCAGGGGCGATGGGCAAACCCACGTACGTGCTTGATGCCAACAAACTTTGGTATTGGAACCAGAAGCGTGGCCGTACGAGTCTGTGGTATCCATCGGTAAAACTATTTCCACGCGATAACGTAAAGGCTCCGTGGGACAAACAAGTCCAAGAACTAATTCAGGAGATTCAAGATGACTACTTCCCTAACTCTTGATGACGATGTGTCTTATCTGGATGTTAAGCCAGAGGACATGGTTCCGATCCCGCCACAGGAAAAAGTCTGGGCAACGATTGGTGACAATCTTCAATTGGAATACATCGACTGGGACATGATTGAGAACCTCGCTCATCAGTTTGATCTCTTGCATAAGGCAGGAGAACAGAAGACTGAGAGCCATGTGATCTGCAAGTTATTAGTGTTGGTGCGAGATGACACGAGGAAAAAGGAAAGAGGGTAAGGTCTACACGCGGTTGTCGAGATTTAATTTGGCTCTCACGTATGAGCAGTACTTGTTCTTACTGGAGCGTAAACGTAGATGCAAAGAACTCGACGAGCGCATGACCTACAAGGATTTGATGGTGCTGTGGAATATGCGGCAGCATCACATGGCAACAGCCGTACACCGTGGGATCAGACAATATGACGAACGAATCGAAGCCGAAGGGGGAGTCGTCGAACGTGACCGTAGACAACGTGTCACCTCCCGGCGCGTGGCAGGACGAGATGAACGCCGCTCCGTGGGGATACGGCCAGTCCCAACAAAAATTGTTAGAACGGTCATTAGAAAATATTCGCAGGGCGGGGCTGTTCAACGAGGCTACAGTGATTTTATTAGAGATCAATACTTTGAAGACTGAACTGGAGATACTGCGTGGAAATCGAAGATGATATTCTTGATCTGATTCGCGCACTCCCCAACGACATCAATGATGCCTCGACCACAACAGAAATGAAGTTTCTGACAGTGGGCAGCGTGTTGTGGGCGTGTCGTGATGAGATCGTCTACTTACGCAGAGAAGTTGAGAGGTTGAAAAGTGAGCGTCGTAAAGCAAGAAAGAAGGTGTACTGAGTGCAAGCGCAAGTTTGCAACGGCGAACTCATTTCACGCGCACAAATACAGATTTGGTGATTGCCGCTCTCTTGAAGCGATGGCGGCAATCGGATTCGTAGAAACCGCGAAGGGATGGAAGTTAATTGACCCCCGAACGAAAAGTAAAAGACAAGGTTAGAAAAGTTCTAACCGAGATCAAGGCTTACTACGCGATGCCCATCGGCACAGGTTATGGCAACGCCGGAGTGCCAGACTTCCTAGTCTGCTACAAGGGGTTGTTCATAGGCATCGAATGCAAGGCCAAGGGGAACAAACCGACTGCCTTACAGATGAAAAACTTTAAAGACATTGAAGAGGCAGGAGGACAAGTGCTGTTGATTGATGAGTCTAATGTTGATCAGTTGTTGCAATTAATATTGATAGGAGTCAGTTCGTATGAAAAAGCAGAGTAATGCTGCGAAGATTCGCGCTCTCTTGGCAGAGGGGCTGTCAGTAAAAGAGATCGCCGCCAAGTTGAAACTCAAAGAGAACTACGTTCACCAAGTAAAGTTCTATTGGAAGAACAATATCAAGAAGGGTGAGCGAGTTAAGAAAACCAAGTTGTCGAAGATCGCAAAGACCCGCGAAGTATTGCAGCCGGTGAAACCGTTGATCTTCAACGGGCAGAAGCCGATCAAGGTTCCCGAGGCCGACATGGTCAATCATCCCCCGCACTACAAGGTTGGCGGCGTGGAAACGATTGAGTTTATAGAGGCTAAGAATCTTAACTATCACTTGGGCAACGCTGTGAAGTACATCAGCCGCGCTTTCTACAAGGGCAATCCGTTGCAGGACTTGAAGAAGGCTAGGTTCTACATTGATCGCGAGATCGCCCGTCGAGAATCGAAGGCTGCTTGATCATGAGTTTCGTAACGCTAGATTTTGAAACGTACTATGCGAAGGACTTCAGTCTGTCGAAGTTGACGACTGAGGAATACATTCGTGACCCACGTTTTCAAATCATCGGCGTAGGTGTCAAAGAGAACGATGGCGAACCCGTTTGGTTTTCTGGATCTCACGATGAGATTAAAGAATTCTTAAACAGGTTTGACTGGAGCAGCACCGCTGTCCTATGTCACAACGCCATGTTTGATGGAGCGATACTGGAGTGGGTTCTGGATATTCATCCGAACTTCTACTACGACACGCTATGCATGGCTCGTGCTTTACACGGGGTCGATGCAGGTGGATCGCTTGCCGCGCTTGTTCAGCGTTACGAGATTGGTGAGAAGGGAACCGAAGTACACAACAACATCGGGAAGCGGAGAGAGGACTTCTCTCCGGCAGAACTGGAGTTGTATGGGCACTATTGCATGAACGACGTTGAACTAACGTGCAATTTGTTTGCTCGTATGGCTCCAGTTTTTCCCGAGGTCGAGTTCAATCTGGTGGACATGACCCTCAAGATGTACACCCGTCCGACGCTGATGGTGGACGATGCGCTGTTGGTCACGAGGCTAGATGAAATTAAAGCCGAGAAGACTGAACTGCTAAATGGTCTGAGAGGCTTGCTTGACTGTGGGCTAGAGGAAGAAGTTCGCAAGAAACTCTGTAGCAACAAACAGTTCGCGCAGATACTGGAGGACTTCAACATCCCCGTGCCCATGAAGATCAGTCCGACTACGGGCAACCCGACCTTTGCTCTTGCCAAGAATGATGTGGGGTTCATGGCTCTGCAAGAACATCCCGACCCGATCATTCAACAACTCTGCGCGGTTCGTCTGGGTACGAAGTCCACCATCGAAGAATCACGCATCGAACGCTTCATCGGAATCGGTTCACGGAACGATGGCATGCTGCCTATCCCGTTGAAGTATTACGGGGCACACACTGGGCGGTGGTCAGGGCAGGACAGCGTCAACTTCCAAAACTTGCCGAGTCGCGATGCCAAGAAGAAGGCGTTGAAGAATTCAGTGCTGGCTCCCCGTGGACATGTCGTTATTAACTGTGACAGTTCACAGATCGAAGCGCGTGTGCTGGCGTGGTTAGCCGAGCAGGAGGACATGGTCGAGGCGTTCCGTAACAAGCGGGATATCTATTCCGAGTTCGCCACGCAGGTCTACAACAGAACTATTACGAAGAAAGATCCAGTCGAGCGGTTCGTAGGTAAGACCTGCATCCTTGGACTGGGCTACGGCACAGGTGCTGCCAAGTTGCAGCACACTCTGGGCACGGCGCATCCGGTGAGCGTTCGCCTTGAAGAGCATGAGTGCAAGCGCATCGTGCATCTGTACCGACAGGCCAACAACATGATCCCGAGGTTTTGGAATGACTGTGACCGAGCCTTGTCATGGCTGATGAGCACGGGTGCGAACGTTGGTAAGTCTTACTACTTGGACAACAAGCAAGTCGTGGAGATAACGCCGGAAGGCATAAGGCTTCCGAACCGACTGTACATCCGCTACCCGAACCTCCGCACTAGCGGCCTTGAAAACGGATGCGTTTACACATCACGCCGTGGCGTAATAAAGATCTGGGGCGGTGCAGTTACTGAGAATATCGTGCAAGCCCTCGCCCGAATCATCGTGGGCGAACAGATGCTAAAGGTAAACGAACGTTACCGAACTGTGCTGACCGTACATGACGCAGGTGTTTGGGTTGTCCCAGAATCCGAAGTCGATGACGCCCTTGCATTTATAGTGAAAACTATGTCTACTCCCCCTGACTGGTGTGCTGATCTGCCCGTCGCCTGTGAGGCTAAATACGGACAATCATATGGGGATTGCTAGTGATCAAATGGTCGTACAGCGGACTGAAGGACTTCACCAAATGTCCGCGCCAGTATCATGAAGTAAAGGTTTTACAGAACTTCAAGAAGGAAGTAACGGAGCAGATGCGTTACGGAACTGAGGTTCACCAAGCATTAGAGGACTACGTCAGAAACGGTATACCACTGAATAGAAATTATGAACGCTTTCAACCTCTGCTGGATGTGCTTATGCGGATGCCGGGGACACGATTCCCTGAGCACAAGATGGCATTAACAATCGATAAGCAGCCGTGTGGTTTTGACGATGCAGATTACTGGGTGCGCGGTATTGCTGACTTGTTAATCATAGACGGAGACCATGCTTTCGTTATTGATTACAAGACTGGCAAGCCGAAGATGCCTGACCCCGACCAGTTAAAGTTGATGGCGTTGATGGTGTTCGCGCACTTTCCTTCAGTGAAGAAGATCAAAGCTGCGCTTGCATTCATACTTTATGATGTTTTTATTCCAGAGGAATACGAACGTAATCAAGTTGATTCGATCTGGGATGTGTTCAATCCGGATCTTATGAGGTTGAGTCTCGCTTACGAGAACAACACTTGGATGCCAAACCCCACTCCGCTTTGTGGTTGGTGTCCTGTAGATACTTGTGAATTCTACAAGCGGAGGAGGAACTAAGATGGCTTACGTAAACAAACCCCGCCCGTACAAGAAAGAGTATCAGCAACAGAAAGCCCGTAAGGAACATGCAGATCGTATGGAGCGTCAACGTGCGCGCCGCACTGTTGATAAGAACGGTAAAGATTTAAACGGTAACGGAAAAGCAGATCGACGCGA